CTTGGCACAAGACCCTGAACTTCTGTCGTTAGTTAAAGCTCAAGCAGCAGAAGAACTTTCGGAGGCACGTAGCTTCCAATCCAAGGCACAAGCGGAGTACCGCAATTTAATTTCTGCCGAAGCGGATGAAGTTATTGGTACCTTAAGGAAAGAAGCAAATACTGTACAAGCAGCTGCTGAAAGTGACTTTGGTCCTCAGTCATACCTTCAGTCGGAAGGTTACATTGCAGCTGATAATTTAGTCGATCAGCACCAAGCCAGGGTACTGGGGCGCATCGACCAATTCGCTAATGCTGCTAACCCTGCAGAGGATCAAGCCACTGGTCGAGTCAAGATGGCTCTTCAGCGTAACGAAGATGTCAATCTGGCTGCCATTGAGATGGCAGAAGATGCTGTTGATTCCCAAATTGCAAAAGCAGCGCAAGGTGATCCAACCGTTGCCAGCGTCACTGATTTAGATAGTGCAATCAACCAAGCAGCTTCTACGCTGCCAGATGGTTTACCTCTCGATCAGGCTGAACGTTTACCTAAAGATCCGTGGTCAGGATCCGCAACAGTACCTGGGCCTCAAAGATCAATTGCATCTTCTATTGAAACAAAATTATTACCCAGCGCTGCAGTAAGTCCTCGAGAAAAATCACAGCAATTCTTGCAACAACGTTTTGAAGAACTTGGTGCCGTTGTGCCAAGTCCTACTCGAAGAGAGCGTATTTTAAGTGCTGATCCTGCATTAGCAGAAGCTTATGAACTTTACGCCTCTACGGGAGACCCATCTGTTTTGAGCCGTCTTTCTGAAGCCCCTTCTTCTCCAATCAACGTTACCTTAAGAGAACAATCTGAATTTGTTTCTCCAGAAGTTGCTACCAAGAGCTTGTATAAACCAGGTGTTTATCCTGAGTATGTTGGAGATTTGATTGAAAAAGACATTGAATTAACAAATCAAATCTCTTCTCTTTCTCAAGAAAAATTAAATATTGCTGCACGCAAAAAAGAATTAGGCGAACAAGAGCTAATGCTCAAAAATGCAATGGCTCAAGAGCCCGTAGAGCGCGACTCTTACAGCCGGATGCTGGGCAAAGTTAAATATGAGCAGCAAAATCTTCCTTCTCCTGAATCTTTAAATGTAGATATTGGCGATGCAATGGCAGAACGTGACTTTACACGCGTTCAACTTGAATCAGCTGAAAACCTTGGACCACGGTATAAATTAATCTCTCGTGAAGAAGGTACTCGTGCTTTTTATGAACAAACCCCTGAAGGTCAAATAATTCCAGAAACACTTGAAGTACGTGGTGGAAGGCCTTCTGTAGAACTTGAGCTTAAAAAAGGTGGTGGAAGAGGCGCAGCTGAATATGATCCTTCGGGTCAAACTGGTAGCAAAAAAGGAACTTATGGGATTGAGTCAACAAAGTATCCTCAAGCAACTTCTGCTCAACGTCCTACTCAATACACAGCAGATGAGTTAGTGCAAGAAGCATTAGAACAAGCAACTGCTTCTCTGGAAGGTGACGTACCCATTCCCCCTCCGCAACAGCAAGTTAGTCGTCAGTTTGGTCCTAGAGCTTCCAAACAATCTTTAGTTGCTTCTGAGATAGCACGTCGAGCTATGATAGAGGGACGTGATGTTAAAGAAGCTCTTCGCAAAGGAGGCTTTGGTATTTAATCATGGCTGAAAAGAAAAAGAAAGACAAAAAGTGGATTCAAGGCATGGAGATGAAGGAAGGTGCCTTCACTGCCAAAGCCAAGAAACGTGGTATCACCACTGCTCAGCTTCAGGAAAACGTTCTTGCCAATCCTGAAAAGTACGACGAGAAAACCGTCAAGCAAGCTAACCTTCGCAAGACGCTGGTAGGATTAAAGAAAAAGAAAAAAGCTAAGGAATAATGGCAAAGGACGCCAGGTTAGATCTAGGCCGTTATATCCAGAATCCCTTCAACCGACGTGGACAGATCCCTAAGCGGTTGGATTTTGATGACTTGTTTCGGGCTAAACCTGAAACCGGTGATTACCCCTGGAACCCCTCTCGCTTTAATGAGCGCGACCTCCTGAAGCGTTCAATGACCCGCAAGGTCACTTTGAACCCAGATCTTAATTTCGTTGGTAACTCACCGTTCTTTGATGAGAACGAAGACGTTCAAGCAGGATACGAATTATTTGAAGGCCTGGGACGATTCAACCGACCTTTAGATTATGACTTCAACGAAGGTAGGGCACGTACTGAACAACGCCCTCAAAATCAACCTGATTTTAATGCTGAATGGATGGAAGCATACAAGATCAGTCCCACTTTGAATCCAGGTAAGATGGCAAAGAATCCTATGCCACGCCTTCGTAATCCCGACCCCAATGGCTATCTGATGGCGATGGCTGAACGTCGTGCTGAAAATGAAGTGGAAGATAAACCATCAATTGCTCAACTTCTTGATCGCGAAGGTTTAATTAAAGCTCAGCAAGCTAAAGCAGAAGAAAAACAAGGAGAAGAAACCGCAGACGAAAATGAAACAGAAACAAATATTTCCCCAGGCAAAACCTTAGAGTAAGCAACGATAAAATAAAAGTATTAAATAGATGACGTAGTGATGCTGGCGGGAAGGTTAAAACCTGTTATTGATCTCTTGAAAGCAGAAGGAGGCAAAGAACTTCTCAAGGGATCCATACCTGGTGCAGTAATTACTACTGGTTTAAGCACGCTGACGACAGGCAATCCTTTCGCAGGTCTTTTGATTGGTGCTGCTGACTTAGGTCTTAGCTTTGGTGCATCAAGAGCGCTATCAGGTCTTAAAGGTAAGCAGATCCTTGGGATGCCACTTGCTGGCAAATATGTACATGTTGCAAGTCCTGAGCAATTAGTCGGTAAGAAGGGTCAACCCTTAAAACAAATTAAAACTGATATTCTGCAATCTCAATACGAACAAAGCATTCCTCAAACAATCGGGCAGCTAGCAGGCAGTGTTGCAGCAGTAACTACACTTGAACCTCGCCTCATGCCCCAACCTGTTAGTGAATCACAGTACGTAACACAAGCTCAGCAGCTTGGGCAGCAAGAAATGCTGAATCGCATGTATGCACCACCCGATACAGCTGACGGCACTTTATATCAACTTCAAGGTCTTCCCCAGAGGGTCGTGTAATGGCTTTATTACGTGATTTAAAAACGGGATGGAGCGAAGCCCTTAAATACATGAATCAACGTGTGCAACCTGAGGTTGTGCGCGGAGAAGTGGTTCGAACTCCTGATTATCGTCACAGTGTTGCAGATCCTCGGTTTAACCGAGCAATGCGAGAAGGCTATAAAACTGTTGATGAATCTGGAAAACCACAAACAGTTAATGCCCCTTTAAAGAATCCAGCTGAATTTGCTGGGGCGTACGCTGCTCGGCTTCTGACTGACGTAGGTACAGATTCCACACGTCAGTTTTATTGGCGGTACAACCACCCAATGGCACTGGCCGAAAAAGCCATTGAGCAAGCTGTTCCTCAGTTAGCAGACATTCAAAGCCCGACTAAACGTGCTGCAATCACATTGGGAATCAGTGCACCAATTGCCGCATCCCTTGGCACTTTTGACGTTACTAATCCTCAGGAACTATTCCGTCCTAAAGGTTACGCTCAGTCTTATGCAGAGAAAGGTGCTGAAGATCGCAGAGAAAGTGCTGAGCTAGGTATGGAGTTATTTGATCGCTTCTTCCTTGGTCGCCGTGGTCGACCTCTGAAATATGAAACTGCAAAACAAGATATTCCTGATTTAACTCCTGAGCGTTACAAGCGTGTAATGCAACACCAGTACCAAGATCGTGGTCTTCTTGGCCTTGGTATTGTTAAGGGAACCATGGAAAATATCGAGGGTTACCCAGAAGCTCGTATTGTTGGTTTCCCAGTCGGTTTACAGGCTGCCGGTGCTTTGGCTGGTGGCGTTGTTGCTGCACGTCAAGCTCTTAAGGAACCGCCAAAGGTTACAAAAACCATTGGTAAGCAAGAAGTTAAAATTGCTGGCACCCCTTTAAGTACCCGTGCGAAAGCCGGAATTGTGTTAGCTGGATCCTTGGCTGGTGCAGTGACCGGAAACCTGGCAAACCGTGCAATTGCATCAATGAATAATAGTCCTGAAAAATTGCCTTCTACGCTTGAATATCAACAAGGTGTTTAGGCTGATAAAATTAAACTAAATAGATAAAACAAGAGTGATGTTATTGGTCGATTTTCAAAACTTGTTGAATCAAGCACGCCAGCAAGCTACTGCAGGTGGTCGCAGAGTCGCAGAAGCTGCAGCTACTCCTAGAGGCACTCGCGTTGCTGGCCTTGCTGCTCCGATTGCGTACGGTGCAGGAAGCCTTGCCCAAGGTGATCTTGCCCGTGGTGTAGGCGAGATTGGCGGCGGTGCTCTTGGTGCCGGTTTAGTTGGCGGTCTTGCTAGCGCACTCGAAAAAGGCGGCGCTAAAGGGAAGCTTGCTGGTGGCGCTCTCCGTCTTGCTGGTGGCCTTCTCGGCGGTGCAGTTGGCGGTGGTGTTTTAGGCGGCGCTGCTCAAGCTGCACAGGATGTCGTTGGTGCTGTTACCCGTGGTCAGATGACCCGTGGTGAATCGCCCAGCATTGTCCCTGGTGCCGGTGGCAAAGGAATCGAAGGTTTTACGACCAGCGACATTGAGCGTATTGTAATGCTCAATCCCAAGGGCGCTGAACAGCTGATGCCTACGTACAACCGTATGCGTGATGCTGACATGAATCGTCAGATGCAGTTAAACCAGCAGCTTGGTCAACTCACTGGTGCGTTGAACCAGCAGAAGTACATGGCTCAGCTTGCAGGCGGCGCTCAGTCCGAATCTGGTGCAACGACCCGCAGCATCTTGACCGCTGCTAATCCCTACGCTCAATCCGCTTTCCAATATAGGGGTTGATCTAATGGCTGAGTTTTCTTTAGCCGGTAAGTATCCATTTTTGATGGATCCAGCCTTCAAAGGGTTGTCTCCTGAGATACAAAAACAAGTATTTGCAGGAGAAACAGCTGGCGCAGAAACCCGTGAACTTGGAAACATCCTTCGAGAAATGAGGGACCCTGAGTTTATGCGTCAACAACTGCAGGTTGCTTCTGAGTTCGATAAAGAACGCATGAAGGAAGCAGGAAAGTACAAGATGCTTTTCGATCTTCCTGAGCGTTTAATTCAAGCCGCTACTCTCCCTGGACAACTTGCAGCAGAAGGTTCTCGTGGTATCGCTGCATCCATGATGCAAGCAGGCCAACAGATCCCTCAGCTTGTTAGTTATACGCCGCGTAATTCCTATAGCTATACACCTACTCGTTACTTTCAGTAACTTAAGTTAAACTAAAGGGATGGCATTTAACTTCTCGCCAGATTTATACAAGAAAGCTTATGGCAGCTCACCTTTGGTTGATATTGGCTTTGCTTACGGTTCATCATCTGGCGATCTAAGTGGAGGAGCAAACAAAGTCGGAGGAGGCATGGCATTTGATCCCGTTACTTTAGGTTTAGGCGTTGCTAACATTGGCGCTGGCCTTTTTACCGCAGGACGAGCAAGTCAAACTCGTCGTGATATTGCAGCTGCTCAGATGGCAGCCGCTGGTGATCAGCTGAAATGGCAAACGCAACTTGCGCGTGAATCCCAGAAAGCAGGGTTTGCACAAGATATTGCTAACCGTGTTTTTGGTTCCACAGTTGCTCCCGATCTCGAGCTTGGCCGCCAGCGTGAAGCTGCGATGTTTGCAGCAGGTCCCCTAGGCGAACGTCAACTCGCATTAGATGTCGAGCGTGGTCGTCGGGAGATGGGCTTAAAAGGCTCTGCAGAAGCCAAGAAACTTCGCCAAGAACAGCGTAGGGCAGAATTAAAGCAAGCCTTAGCTGAGCGTCAGGGACAGATGGCTGGCATGTTTGGCCGCATCGCTCCTGTCGATGTAAGTACTTTATTTGTGTAGGAGTTAAATCATGGGCGGCGGCGGCAAAACAAAGGTTAAATACCAAGCTCCTCCAATCCAAAAAGACAATACTTTTGAGAAGTATATGTCATATCAGCAGGAACGTGAGGCTGCTGCTGAACGCCGTGCCGCACAAGAACGTGCAGAAGCCGCAGCAAGAGAAGCAGCTCGTAAAGAAGCTGCAGAATCTGCTTACGGTGGCTTGCGCAGTGGCGTTGAATCCCAACTTCGTCAAGGTTTAATTACTTACGCTGATGCTACTGGTCAGCTGCGTGATTACGCTGCCAAGTATGACTTAGGTCCCAAAGAGGGTGCCGTTGCTGATCTCACTAAGATCTACACGGAAGAGCTTCTTCCGGGTCGTCGTACTACCGGCATCTCTGCGGCGTACGAAGAACTTCTTGGACGCCAAGCAACAGAAGAAGAAAAAACCAAGTCCCTGGAGCGTTTCCAACAGGGTTATTACAGCTCTGTGCAGGACCTGAAAGATTCTCTGGTTAAGAGCACCGAGTATCAAGATAAGTTCAATCAGAGCTATCTTGATAACTATTACGACACGATGTTTGGCAAACAGACTGTCGATGAGGCTGGCAAGAAAACCGGACAACGCTTCTTCACCTTTGATAAATCCTTATTACCTACCTATAAAGGTACGGATCTCGAAGGACGCGCTCAGATTAAAACCCCAGAGTTTGCTGATAAGTTCACTGGAACGCCCGCAGAAATCGAGTCTCAGCTCCAGAATGTTCGTGACACTCGTCAATACCTCTACAGTGCCGGTTTAACCAACCTCCAGGGTGAGATTGATAAAGAAACCCAGAAGTTAAAGAATGAAGGCGCTAAAGAACTTCAGAGGGTGAAATCACAAGGTGATATTTATCAATCCCTTGTGGGCTCGTTCTCTTTCTAAAAGAATGGGCCTGTTATAATTACTTTAGTCAAACGTAAGTTACATGTCCTCCCCCGTTCCTGCCGGCCAGTCTGCCGCCGAAAATTACTTCGATATCAATAAGTTCGAACAACTCCTCAAGCGCCTGGAAGCCTCCAAGGGTCGCCAGCAGCGTCAGAAGTCCCTCGAGGGTCGTCGTGACATCTGGGCTGGTGGTCTCGCTTCCATGATGAGCAATTTCTGATAAACTGATTCCGTAGAACAATGGTCGTAGGCGCTGAAACACCAAAAGCAGGACAAGTAGGTATGACATCTGCAACCCCTTCAGTACCAGCAGGGCAGACTGATGTCGACGATTGGTTCGACTTAGACAAGTATCGCCAAGCTGCTGGCGTTGCCTACGAATTTTCCAAGAAGAAAATGGAGACCGCTGGTGAACAAGAACGAGAAACCATCGGTAAAGGCGCAAAAGAGCAGCGTACTTCCGCAGAGCAGCAACAGCAGTTCAGGGAGAAAGACGAGGCACGAGACTACGGTCAGGCCCAACGAGCTTATCGATATTGAGCTGTTTGATACTTGGGTTGACAACCTTGATGCGTCGACCCAAGAATCATTCTGTGCTTTTGCTTCCGATAATTACTCGGTAATCGAAATTTATCTTTACGCACGTTTCCTTGGGTACCAAGGGAGTATTTCTGCGTGTGATCTTTGGGTAAAAGATCATTATCACAAGCCTGATCACCGCAAGAAACTTCTGTATGAAATTGATGAAATGCAGGAGGACGTACGTAAGCTCCGTGAAGACGTAGAGAACGGTTGCGTCAAACGTGATGCTGGCGTTGCACGTATTGCTTCCATCCAACGTGAAATTCGTGGTCATATCGACCAGGTAGAAAAGTTTACTTCCATCAAAGATCGCAAGGGTCTCTTGATGGCTGGTGCTGATCGTGCAATTCGTGAACTCATGTTTATCTTCAAAGATGATCCGATTGAGATCCCCTTGGAAGAAGCAACAATGAGTGTGTGGGCACGTATGCAGCTTGAAGAATAAACCGCGTTAAGATAGTTTTAAATCAAATAACGTATATTAATGGGCACTAAAACAGACCTTGCGTCAGGTCCTGGGAAGCGTCAGATGGCGCTAGAAGGTATACGAATGCGACAAGAACGTATTCGTCAACGCAGAGATCAGGGCGAAGGAAATCAGGCTGGTGAAGCGTCGTTTTCCCCTGGCATAGCACCTCCCAGTTCTCCTGTTGCCCGACAAGAACAACGTGGCGCAGGCATTGCTTTTGGCCCTGGACGTGCAATGCGCGTTCCTCCTGCTGATAGCCCTGAGTACCAGCAAATGCTGGAACGTTTCCGTAGAGGTTAAAACTAATGGCTAAAGGTAAAATGCCTCCTCAGCTTCTTGAGTACTTCAAGAAAAAAGAAGCCAAGAAAGAGGACGGTACTGAGATGAATGATAAGGAAAAGCGTAAAGCTGCCTTAGATAAAGCCCGTAAGTACAAAGAGCAAAAAGGCAAAAAGGAAGAAAAATAAGATAGCATCAAGTAACAAGCTATCTTAGTTCCGTGCCGAGTTATACGCACCTTGCCTATCGTCGTAATGCGCGGGCTGCGGCACGTAACCAACAAATCAAGAAGCCAAAGAACGCGAAGGACCTTGAGAAGGCTCGTGAAGACTTTGGCTTTTTCTGTGAGTATGTAGCAGATAAGCCACCTGCCACCCATCACCTGGATTGGCATCGGCATTTTGTTACCAATGAAGATAGTAGTTGTTTAATAAAGATTGCTGGACCGAACGTTGATCTCCTGGCTCCCCGTGGTTCAGCTAAATCAACGGTCTTGGGTCTACTGACTGCATGGGCTATTGGCATCCACACTCATGCCAAGATGCCGCTGCAGATTCTTTACTTGTCGTACACGGTTGATATTGCACGATCCAAGTCAGCAACCATTAAACACATCATTGAAAGCAAACGGTACCAAGAGGTCTTCCCTTCTGTTCGCTTGATGAAGAACGTCACCAGTAATGAGTACTGGTCAATTGATCACAAGTTTGCTGGTATTGACACCACTGGTGATGAACAATTCACACTCTGCGCTGCAGGTCTAAAGGGTTCCGTGACCTCCAAGCGTTCGCACCTGGTAATGATTGATGACGCCATTAAGTCAGCTGCGGATATCTCCAACCCTGACATCAGGAAACAGATGCAGGACAACTGGAATGCTGTGATTGCACCGACGATGTTTGAAGGTGCCAGGGCGATCTGCCTTGGTACTCGCTTTAGGCATGACGACATCCACTCCACGACATTCAACGAACAAAACAACTGGACTCAGATTGTTCTTTCTGCCATCCTCAACAATCCAAAGACTGGCGAAGAAGAGTCCTACTGGCCTGAGATGTGGTCACTGGAGTACTTGAAGGAGAAGAAACATCAAGCACCGATTGCCTTCTCATTCCAGTACATGAATCAGATCGTTCGTCAGAACGAGCTTTCTCTTGCACCAGAACTGATTGTTAAAGCAGAGATCTCAACAGAGTTCGACACGCTTGGCGTTGGTGTTGACCTTTCTGCTGGCACCAAGGAAAAGAATGACTACACGGTCATGATCTTGGGTGGTCGCATCGAAGATCGCATCCACATCATTGATTACAGACGGATCAGGGTGATGGGTAACCTCGAGAAACTCGATGCAATGAAGGAGCTTCTCAATGATTGGTCAGTGCTGGGGCAAGACGCTAACGGTAATTACTTCCCAACGTATTCGACGTGTGACATCTGGTCAGAAGCTGTCCAGTACCAGGCCTCCCTGGAAGCAGACTTCAAGCGGGTTTGCTTGAATAACGAAGGTCTCTACAACTTGATTTGGCATCCAGTCAAAGGATTCCGTGCAGACAAGCTGGCACGTTTCCGTGGAATCATGGGCATGTTTGAAGACCGAAAGATTATCTTTAATCGTTATCGGAACTTCACTAATCTCTTCGAGGAACTCACAAACTTCGGCGTAAGTAGTCATGATGACACGGTCGACGCGTTAGTATGGCTAGTGACAGGTCTTATGCGCAAAGGCCAATTGCATATTGATTATTGATGGAACGTTTAAACCCATCCAGACGATTTTAGTTTGGTTGGTCACTGGTCTATCGAGGAAGGGTCAGCTTCATATTGATTACTAACCCTTAGAATTTAAAAAAAGGAAAAACGTTTTGCCGTGGGTCCGGAATACGTAGCGATAGCGTTAACTGCTTGTATCTCAGCATTAACCGGCGGTTCTTGGATTGCGAACCGCATTATGGATCGCCAAAAAGAAAGAATGGAACAGGCTTTTAGTTACATCAATTCGCAAAAAAGGCGGATTGATTGTCTAGAAGATGACCTGAAACAACTGCCAATTGAATACGTTTTAAAGGTGGATTTTCTTAGGGAGATCCAGGAAATGCATGAGAACTTTAGACAAATCAACACTAAGCTTGATAAGCTAATGGAAAAGCTTTTGTCGAAATGAGCTACATCCTTGAGGTCCAGGAAGACGAAAACGGCGAGCCCTTTATCACTCTTCCTGATGAACTGATCGAGGAACTTGGTTGGCTAGAAGGTGACCTCCTTGATTGGGATATTCGTGCCAACGGAATCATTCTAAGCAAAGTAAATGATTCTGCCGGTTACGAAGTTATAGAAGAGTAAAATAAAAATATTGAGGATAAGAGTATGTATTACGGCGGTGAATCCAACGTCCCTGGTGCGCCAGGTAATCTGTTTGCCGGTGGACCCAGCTTTGATATCCCCCGTGGACCTGGTGCTTTAGGCGGTCGTTCAGAAGAGCAAATCCGTCGCCTTCAGCAGAGCATGCCCGAGAATCGTCAGCTGTTGGACGAGATGCAGCGCCGTGGTATCACTCCAGGCGGCGGCCCTCAGCTTCCTCTTGCTGGTATCCCCGGCTCTAGCAATCTCCCTGGTGCTGTAGGAAACATGGGCGGCATTGCTAACGCAACGTTCTATGCTGGCCCCCAATTTAATCAACCTGGGAACGTTTCTCTTCCTGCCGGATTCCAAGGCAAGTACGTCTCCTGATGGCACAAGACGATTCCAAATACACGAAACCTGAGCTTCGTGAGCGGATCAAAGACCGTGTGATGGCTGGCTCCAAAGGAGGAAAGCCTGGTCAGTGGTCTGCCCGCAAAGCTCAGCTCGTTGCTTCCGAGTACAAGAAAGCTGGTGGCGGGTACAAAGGCGGTGAAGGTGAGAAGCAAAAAGACTTGAAGAAGTGGGGCAAAGAAAAGTGGATGACCAAAGACGAGTACGAGAAGCGCAAGAAAGCCAAATCAGCAGCTAAGAAGTACAAGGAGAGTAAAAAATGAAATTAGCCGGAAAATACGCATACACTCCTGATTTTTTTTCCAAATCAACAGTTAATGCATTCACTTGCGGATCAAACAAACAATACTCAACTCAAAGAAGCATTATTGGATTTTCAATATCCTTTTAAATTAGAAGATTTAAAATCAAGTGGGTATTCTCCTGAAATCATGCAAACAGTTTTAAATGCTGTCACTGGAACTGCATAGCATGATTATGCTTGCTCTGCTGCTTTCATTGACACATCCAGTTGATAACTGGCTTTTGTCGTGTGCTGAGTACCAAGCATTAACTCAACGTCTTTACGCAGATCCTTACTTTGAAAGGCCAGCGAATCTTAGTCGTAGAAAAGAGATTCACGAAATTCTGAAATCACGTACTTCCGACGAATGTATTGAGGTGAACGCATAATGGCTGACAAGGCAATTCAAAAGGGATACACTAAGCGTTACCTTCCAGAGAAGGCATGGGCCTCCTTGTCAAAAGAAGAGCGTGAGAAAACTGACCAAAAGAAAAGAGAAGGAAGTAAAAAAGGAAAACAATTTATTGCCAACACCGAGAAAGCGAAGAAAGCTGGTAAGGCAGCAAGAGCTGCTAAACGTTACCAGGAAAAAAAATGAAGACTAAAAAACTTGTCAAAAACGCCCTGAAACATCCAGAGCTTTATGGACCTGCTGAGCTGGTATTCTTTAAGCGTTGGTTAGACTCGAAGAAGCGGACGAAGGCTGCTAAGATCAATAAAGATAAAAAGAAAGATAGTTAATGGCTGCCGGGGACGCTAAATCAAGGCTTAAGGAAATCATTGATTCCTACCTCGAGAGAGATGGTGGGACAATGATCGATACGGGCATTGTGGCGTCCCACCTTGCTCAGATGCGTATGTTCGGCATCCGTCAGGGTGTCGAGTTCTTTCCTGCGCAAGACAACTTTGGTAACCAGCGCAAGGACTTTATTGACCGCGTCATCAAATACAACTCAATTGATACTCGCTTAGATTCAATCTGGGATTACTTTCTGTGCGATGGTCAAGGTCTTTTTTACATCCGTCCTACTAAAAACAATTACCGTCTCTATTATTTCCGTAAGCACGAATATCGTAGTTACTACAACATTGATGGCGAGCTGGATGAAGTTGTAGTCATCTACAGCTACAAGGTACGCAACGGTTTTGGGTACCAGCAAGACATTGAGATGAGCAACGTCAGCGGTCCCATCAACATGGGTAACGGCGCTGCCAAACGCTACATCCGTCTTTCGATTAAGCGTAAAACAATTGAAGAAACTCACTCAGAAGGTGAGATTTCATTCGACACGAACTACCAATCAGTCACTGGCAAAACTAAAAGCTTTAAAAATACACTCGGTTTTATTCCCTGCGTTGAGATCTTCAACAACGTCAAAGGATTCTCCAACGAAGGTTCTGGTGAATTTGACGCGTTAGCAAATCATATTTGTACGCATGACGAAATGGTCCGCACGATGCGGAAGAACATTCAGTTCTTTGGTAATCCAACTCTTCTTTCCTCCAGACCCAAGACTGACCTGATGGAACCGGGAGGTGACACTTCCGTTCAACGTCCTTCTATTGCAGCAAACTCTGGCTTTACTGGTTCTGGTGCTTTGAGCCAATCTCGGTTTAAGGCTGATCCTATTTATCGAGGTGGCTCTGACGGTCAGCTGCGAGTACCAAGGGTTATTGCAAACCTGGAGCCGAATGACCGTGTTGGTTACATCGTTCCTGATGCCATCACTGGTGACCAAAACTCGTTTGCTCGTCAATATCGAGAAGAGATTCGCACCGCTCTTGGCGGTGTTGACGAACTTTCAATCTCTGCTGGTGTCACCGCAACTGAATACAAGTCGTTGTTTGGTCGCGTTGCCGCAACTTCTAAAAAGAAAGCAATTTCAATTTATACCTACGGTATTTGCCGTTGCTTAGAATTAATTCTTTTCCAAGAGGAACGTATTTTCCGTGACACGTTAGCAGCTGCTGCAGGCTTAGAGAAACCTCTTGAGCTTCCAGAGACTGCCACGGAAGAAGATCTTCTCATGTACGACGACGCAATGTCGATGTATGAAGAGAAAGTCAAGCAGTTGATGATGGCTTGCTTGAGGACCCAACAGATTCCACCCGGAGTTTTAGGTTTAATTCCTGATGGTGACGTAACAATGCAGTGGCGTTGGTTAGGTCCTGTTTACGAAGATTCGACGCAAGATATCTTAAATAACTCTATTGTCGTAAGAAATCTGCAAGAATTAGGTGTTGATAGCATTGAAGCACTGAAATACCTCTTCCCGTCTAAGACGGATGAGGAGCGGGCCGCGATGCTATCGGGGTTCCCGTTCAGGATGGTGAACGAATTACAGGGTGCATACTCTCAGTTCGCTCGCCTCGTGGGGGGGATGATGCAGACCCCTCACCCGCAATCACCGGATTTACCGATGGCTGCGGATCCGCGATTGGATTTGACCCCATATCTGTATCGCACCCTAGAAGCATTACAAAAGGAGATGAGTTATGCAGGACGCTACCGTCCAATCGATCCCACAGACGAGCCCAGCACCAGCGGCCGTCGCGCCCAGCAGCTACGTGGCGGCAGCTCCGGCACCAGCAGCACCGGCGGCACCGGCACCAGTGGCTTATCAGGTGGGTACGAGTTACCCCCAAGCGGTACCTCAGGCAGCCCCCAGCTACCAATCAGCCCCTACTCAGTACGCCCCCCAATCCCAACCGGTGGAAACCTCGGCGGGGAATCCTTGGGAATCGGCGTTCAACAAGGTGGTGAACCTGCTGAGCGCACCAGTCCAGTCCCCGTTCCAGGGTCAACCGTCGCCTCAGACGACCGAGTTTACCCCGGCCAACTACGGACAGCCCAGCAGCCAAGCTACGCAACAATCGGCTCCGCTGACCTGGTCTCCCAGCCAGGAATCCTCGCCCAATTATTCCCAAACCTCCTCGACTCCCTCATTGGAGCAAATCGCGGACCTGGTGGGAATGAGCCAGGAAAGCCGTCAGGTGATGGACGCGTTCGGGATCGAAACTCCGGCTCTTCTGAACAACTACGCCCTAAACCTCGAGGGAATGCTGGACAGCGCCGTCGAGTGGGGAAATCGCGCAGCTAACACCATTAAGGGTTACGCCGAATTTGCTGTTGGTGAACACCAAGAGAACCTGGCGTATAACGAGATTCTCACCAACCCCGACGTTCTTAGCGATTACACGCTGAAGTTCTTCGGTCCTGAGGGTCCGTATCCCGTTTACGAAAACGAGGCCCAACTGGAGACCCGTGGTTATCCCACTGCTCCGGTGAATAATGCGATGGCTCAACTGAGCGAAATGCCCGCTCCTCCTGCCGCTGCCGCTCCTCAAGCACAGGGTGATTTCTGGGGTGGCTTTAGCGAGCAAATGGCCCGTGATCCCCAAAACGCCTGGCGTCTTCTGAACCAGGCTCAACCCCAAGCCGTTGCAAACAAATTGTTTGTAATGGAGTGATGAGTATGTCGGTAATTGAATAAATTACCGACTGCTAAAATTTGTGTTAGATAAGACATGCCAATGTCTAAATCTTTCACCCATTAAACACTTCCTGCGACACTGGAGGATAAAACAAAGTGTTCATCGATAACGATTTTCCAAAGATTCTTGGTGCGGAACTCTATCGTCCCCACCCTGCTTACATCGCGGAAATGGCGGTTGAGCCCGTGGTTGTCCACGACTTCACCCGTCAGCCTGGTCAAACCGTTCAGCTGGATCGCTACAAGTTCTGGGGAACCCCTGGTACTAAGGACAGCCGCGAGCGTATTGCTGACCAGACCATTGGTACTGCCAACAGCCGCAACATCACCAAGGAGAAAGTCCTGGTGGTGCTTAAGGAATACACCGGTCCTGCGGACCCGGGTGATCCCACCCAGCCCAGCACCTTCAAGATTGCTCGGGAAACTCTGGTTACCGCCCAGCGCCTGCTGCTGGACACCGGCAACCTGAACATGTTCCACCAGAGCATCGGTTCTCTGACCCTGCTCGACGACTATCGTCGTTGGCGTGACCGCGTCTTCATTGACGAACTGTCTAAATCTGAAGCCAACGGTGCTGCCTCTGGTTCCCAGGGTGGTTACTACTTCGCTGGTGGTAAGACCAAGGATTCCTCTGGTCGTATCTCCTACACCGCCGCTGAGTACACCGCTCAAGTCCAGCAGTTCTCGGTTGCTACCGACCTTCTGACCACTGTTAAGGACCTGCGTAAGCGCAACGTTCCTACCTTTGCTGATGGTCTGTATCGCTGCATTTGCGATCCCACCTTCATGATGCACCTGCGTCGTGATGCCGACTTCCGTGAGATCGCTCGTTACGCTGGTAATCCTGGTCAAGGCATGTACATGGGTAACCCCATGATGCCTAACAACTCCAGCTTCTACATGGGTCCCCAGGCTGGTCAGGCCTACTTCCTGGCTGGTGAGCCTGTGATGCCTACTGGCGTTCAGTTCGAAGGTGTGAAGTTCTTCGAGTCGACCAACTTCCCCTCCAAGAGTGTTACCGCTTCCTTCGACGACGGTTCCTCTTACGCTTCCCAGGAAGTTGCTCAGGGTTACTTCTTCGGTCCTCAGTCTATTGGCGTTGGCATCGGCGGCCCGAACGCTCAGGTGCTCATCAACAACAACGATGACTTCAGCCGTTTCATCATCCTGATCTGGCAACTGTACGCTGGCTTTGAGATCCTGAATAAGGACTTCGTCACCACCGCCTACAGCTTCGTCTCTGATGACGGCGTGCTCTGATAATTAATTGTTACTTCATTACATAGGTAAAGATAATGACCTATTTGTCCTCTAAGAAGATCTACCCGGGTAACTGGGCAGAGCCTCTGAACGGCTGGTACAGGAACATTGATACCAACGATTCCGGTACCAACGACGCTTCGAAGGGCGGCCCCACTGCTGTGTTGGCCGTCCCCGGTTGGAAGTACTTCCAGCAGCGTGGTTACGTGGCTGTTACCGCCACCTCTGGTGGTGGTGCAGTGGCAGAAGCCAGCGTGATCGTTCCTTCCCCTTACCGGAATGACGACACCCGCCCCAACATCACCGGCATGGTGATCTCTGGTAACTCCACCACTCCTGCCTACGTTTATCGCGCCACTATCTCCGTGGCTTCCGGTTGGGGTGATGGCCGCGTTGCTTCCGGCGTCTACGCCGCTACCGGCAACGTGATCACCTTCTGCCGCGATTCCAGCGGTCCTGTGGCCTCCACCGGTGTTGGTGAAGCCATCGCCCAGGCAAACCTGACCTCCACCACCTCTGGCACCCAGGCTGGCGAAATCTTCTTCGCTGGTGGCGCTGCTGCTTACAGCACCCTGCCCTTCCTGACCGCTACCGGCGCTGCTGGTGTGGTGCAGTCCGGTGTCTACCGTCAGACCACCTCGTCTGAAACCTTCAAGGTCTTCGCTCGTAGCACCACCACTGGTCTTGCAACCTCTGGCGGTTTCTACATCTCCAGCGGTGACTCCTCTGCCAGCAAGACTGGTTACCTGGTTGTGGAAGTTTGCTACATCCAGCCCGACACTGCTGCTGGTTACGAAGATATCGACGGATATCTCGAAGGCCGCACCGTTAGCTGAATAAGTTAAACTAGGACCAGGAATTATCTCTGGTCCTTATGCTTTATCAGCACAAAAAGACTGGCACACGAGTAAAAGTTGTTAGCGAATGGGATGATGGCGATTGGTTCATGGTCGAAGACCAGGACGGTCGCCTCTTCACTGCTTATAAAACTGAGCTTCAGCCAGACGAAGAAGCAACCAAAAAGGTTAAAACGCTTCAGGTAAAAGATAAGGCAGCCAAAGAAGAACCCCGTTCCTTCCCGCCTGATACTCGCCTCAACATCAATGGGGCGACCGCCCAGATGATCGCAGATCATATTAAGGGCATCGGCCTTAAGACAGCTCGGGAGATTAAAGATCTCCAGATGTCCTTATCGGGTGAAAGATTTAACAATCTCGAACAGCTGAAGCAGATCAAGCGAGTTGACTGGGATTCTGTAATAGCGGCTAATCTAATCCGCGTCTAATCTCATCTCCTTCTAGCCCCTGGGAAACCAGGGGTTTTTGCTTTTAGAATAAAAAGAAAAAGATAATGGCCGGATTAATTCCATTAGGAAGAATTGCTGCTGCGGGTGAGGATATCTTTCCTACCACCGCTCCTCACCTTGATGTACGTGTAATCCCGCAGTTTGGTCCGCAGAAAGGTAAGAATATTGATCCACAAACTGCTCGTACGCTTCTGCAGAACATTGTTGTAGGAGAGAGCAGGACTCCTTTGGTCCAGCAACAAGGTGATCAGTGGAAGTGGAATTACGAAATTACTTCTCCTTTTGGTCAACGCAAGGCACCGGTTCCAGGTGCTTCTACGTATCACCGTGGCATTGATCTTGGTATTGACCCTCAGAACATTGCGTATAAGGGTATGGGTACCTATACCCCTGGCGAAGGGTTTGGCACACTAAAAACCACTGATCCCCAAGGCAATCCATACGAGATTCAGCTGCTTCATACCAAACCTGGTAAGCAAGCCTCCATTGCTCCTCAAGTTGAAAGTAAAGCGCCTCCCAAAGAAGAAAGAGATGCGCGTACGGAAGATATCCTTAAAGCATTTCTTTATGGAGCTGGAATGCAAGGAGAAAAGCCAAAGACGTTACAGCAACAACTCAAAGAACAAATCGTTGGTGGTGTAATTTCTCAAGCCTTAAATCCCCCTAGTTTTCTTTCTTCTTACGCGACAACTAGCCCCATGATGCCTAACTTTGGTCAACTTTTGGGTTGATTACTTTCTTTTATAATTGAATGACAAGGAGTACTAGAAGTGCAGCTTTCTGACTTCGACAAAAGTAGGGTCAGGTATCACCTGGGATACTTCACTGTTTCAGTTCCAGCGGGTGATTATGCTCGTCTGGAAGAAGCAATGAATACCATCCCGGACTCCTTCTTCTACGACAAGATCACAATCCAAATTGGACGTTGTGATACTGCAGAGAAGAAAACTGAAGTTGCAACTTCTCCCTCGACTCGCCTTGAAAGCATCGCTGGTGACGTGGATCGTACGATTCGATCCAGCAATGCAAAAGAAGCACTAAAGGTTTGGGACGAGATTTACCTCTACGAAACCAACCGCCTTGCTGGCATTCTTTACGTTCCTAACTACAAGGATCCGTTCCAAGCTCGTTATCGCTACGAACGATCCGGCGCTGAATTCATCCAGGCATTACCTGGTCCTGCTGACACTGCAGTAGGTTCTCGTATTTATCTTCATCAGGTTTGGCGGTAATGGGTAAGCTATTCCAACAACTTCTGAGGCCCCTTGGAAGTGTTTCTTCTGCTTTTAATAGAATTTCTGGACCTACTTGGGCAAAAACAGTAGGCGCTGGTTTATTGGGAGGAGGCACTTCTATTGCTGGTTCTGTTGGCAATCTTCTGTTCTTAGAAGGCTCTACTCCTCAGGGCGCAGATCCATATGACCGGTGGCGGCAGCTGGGATATTCATCCAAGAATGATATGATTCAACGCGTTAGTCGGCAGCTTCAAGTACCCGGTCTACCGACGGACTATAAGCAAACTGAATTGCAAGCAGGAGAAGCAGCAGAAGCCTTCCGCCCCGGTGCAGGTTTCCCTGGTCAACAAGCTGCAGATCGTGCTTATCAGGCAGAGAAAAGCAGGGTTGCTCAACTTTCTGCTCAAGATGAGTTAGCAAAGAAATACAATGTTGCTGACCTCACCAAGGCCTACAACACTGCTTCTACTCCAGAAGAGAAAGAGAAGATCGGCCTTCAGATCTGGGCAACGACCAACCCTCAACTCGCAGCAAAGCTGAAGCCTGGTCAGCTTGGATACGAAGAAACGCAAGCCGTTGCAGCATCCCAAAGCCCCTTGGGAGGAGCAATGCAAGCTGCAGGCAACATGCAGTTCTCTGACAAGATTTCCTTTGGTGGCGTCCCCGCCACTAACTTTGGCGTTGATATTCAGACTCCTCTAACTGGCTACACCGTTCCCAATGTTCCCCAAGTTGGAATCACAGAATCCTTCAAGGGAACCACACCTGGCGGCATTTCTTTTACGGAAGCAGCTGAGCTTTTTAAAGGACAACTCCCTGGTCAAGCCGACGCAGCAGTCTTGAAGAAAATCTTTGAACAAGGCTTGAAAAAATAAAAGACTTGGCATTGCATAGCATGTAAGACCAACCAGCTGGACACGAATCTTTGATTCACGGGAGCCAGTGTTGTTGCCTTAATCCCATGACCCTCTGTCCCAATTTTGTCAAACGTCTTGCCACCGCAGTAAGCCTGGTTGTTTCTGTACAAGCTGTGTTTACTCCTGGTCTCAAGGCAGAGTCAAATTGGGTAGGAGAATAAGGTAGTAAAGATGACTGAACGTCAAATCCTAGAACAGTTCCGCAAGACACCCGCAGGCCAAAAACTTCTAAAGACCATTCGGTTTGCAGAAGGAACAGCCGGTCCTAAGGGGTACCAAACAATGTTTGGCGGTGAGAAGTTCTCGGACATGAGTCGTCATCCCGACAAAGTTGTTAAGAGTGGCGGATACTCCAGTGCAGCGGCAGGTGCTTACCAGTTCCTCCCTGGCACTTGGCAAGGGCAAGCATCTCGCTTGGGTTTAAAGGGCTTTGGTCCAGAGGACCAAGATATTGCAGCCCTTGGCTTGGCTCGTAATCGTTTGATGGATATCGGTGGTCTTGCCACCGTTCAGAAAGAAGGTTTAAGCCAACGTGTGGCTGCTGCACTGTCACCTGAGTGGGCATCGTTCCCAACAGAAACCGGACGTAGTTACTACGGACAACCAGTTAAATCTCTTTCAAAACTCCAAGAGGTTTATGGTCAGGAGATTGCGCCTCCGGCTCCGGCCCCTGTTGCTGCAGCGCCAAAACAGGAGGGCAGAAGTGTGGAAGACATCATTTCTTCTTCTCTTGGATTAAAAGAAAAACCTGAATTTAATTTGAAACAACAATTAACTCAGGGGTTACTTCAAGAGGCACTCAAAGGCGTAATTGCTCCTCTTGGATTATTTTCAAATATTCCGTTTCGTCCATTGCCTCCTATTAATTTCTAAACATGGCTCGCTTTGCTGAGTATATTAATGCAGACTACTTGCCCGGCGAGGTTTACTCAGCTGGGCTTAGTGGTTATGGAATGAAGCCACAAGAGCAAACTGAATACATTGCTCAGAAACGGTTTAAGTTCAAACCAAAAGAAAATGGTGGTGAATACTTCCAGCAATTTTTAGCTCTTCAAAACAATCCTCAATTACTTGGCCAGCAGGCCTTTAGCTCTTCCCCTGGCTTCTTTAATGCCATGGCAAAGTTTGGTGGTCAATGAGGCTATAATTAACAAAAAGCGGTACAAAAGAAGTGGCATTTAAATAATTTAAAGCGCATTTGGATTTGTTTTAAGTTTTGCAAAAGCTTTTTCCAGGGGCCAATCTTTGTTTAATCTCTTTTGCATAGATTGAGGAGAAATTCCTACCTCACGAGCCCAGTCCGCAATACACATTGTTTTTCCTTCAAAAGTATAAAGACGCGTGGCTCGTTTGCCTCCACGATTACGAGTTTGTTCCTTATGCGTAGCCCAACGGCAATTTTTTTTGCAATAAGCTTTATTATTGTCAACTCTTTCTAGTTCCATTTTTGAATGTGTTTTTAATCCCATATCCTTTAAAAAATTTTCAAAGTTTTCCCAAGACGGGTCATAGGTAATACCTCTTCCTCCATAGCGAGGATATGCATTGTGGCTTGGATTGTTACAACGATTTTTCATTGCGTTCCAAGAGGCGTATTCGCTCATTTTATTTTTCCAACCTCCGTGCTTATATGCACCGCAAGATTTTGAGCAAAATACGTAGCCACGTTGTTTTAAGCGTTTTCTACAAGTTGCTGCGGCGTTACCAAAGTGCTCAAATTTTTTGCCGCAAGAAACACAATTAAAAACAGTTTGCACCATTAGAATAAATAAAGTTTCTGGAGACACCTACCAATTTAGCAGAGGTAAGGTGTTTAGTGTGTCTTGAGCTCGACATCAACGAACAAACAGCCATTATTGGTTGATCGTCCGTTATTTGACTCGGTCCGAGTAACTACTCAGACCGTTGGTAGTGCAGCTTCTAATACGCTGTTTGTGCAAGGCGGCCAAGCTCCTTCGATCTTGGTCGATATGGACGCTGCGTTGAGTGAAGATAATAACAGCGGTGGTGTCATTGATTCCATCACGATTGTTCGTAATGATTTCCATCGTGCTGCTGATTACGTTGTCAGCTCTGGCACTTCAGGTACCGTCATTTCCATTACGAGCGGTCAAATTATCAACGTCACTAATACCGGTGTTCTTACTGGTTTAGCCGCTGCTAGTGGCGTTGGTTACTACACCTACACCGGTGCCACCACTCTGACTGGCGTTAACACCGCTCTGCAATACTCCGGTGGTACCGCAACCGGCTTTAGCTACCAAGGCGTTGCTTACGGTTACAAGCCTGCTGTTACATTCGCCTTCTACCACACTCGCAATACCACAACGCCGATTCCTGCATCTGGTGACTACCGCCTCTTGTTCTCCAAGACGGTCCCAGCTGATAGCGGTGTGGTGGACTGCTCGGATGTGATGCCTCAGCTGGCAACTCCCGTCGTTCAGGCTGGCAACACTGCTGGCTTAGGGGCTACTGCTCCTCTCCGCAACAAGGGAATCTACCTGGAGCGTGGCGACCGTATTTACGTTGGTGTCTTCCCTGACGGTCCGAACATCTCTGGCTACACCGCTGGCGCTCATATTTACGCAGAAGGCGGCTTCTTCTAATCATGGCGAAAAGGCGTGGAAGCTCTTTTGGGGCAGTCCGCAACAGCAAAGGGAATACTTTTGATACCTTTTCGCGTGCAGAAGACTTTGGTCCCAGTAACGTACAACCGATAAGGACAGAGTTCTCCAAAGGCTCGGTCCCTGATTCGATCTACTCTGCAAACAGAGAATCAGCTTGGTCTCGCTGGCGGCGAGGCTTTGAGTTGTACTGCAATACGCTCGCAGACAACACTTACAGCTACCCGTTTGATTACGCGCTTCCACTACCGCCAGGAACCGTAATTCCTCCTGGAACTAATCCACCAAAGATCCCTGGTGTCTTCCAAGGTTTCCCAACAAAGAACAAAGAGTTTGGGATGCACTGGGCAGGTGTGCGTACTGCAGGCAGTCTCCGGTTCGATAACATCCGTGACTCCGGTAGCAACCCGTCTCCGATTGCGTCCGTCACTGAGGATGAAAACTATTGGTACGTCACCCTCAGCGGAGCCTGGAGCGCAGCCAATCCTCTTCCTCCACCGTTGTACATTCCGCCGGTTGTAATCGGTGGTCAAACCATTGTCCCCGCCCAGTATCCAATCAACGGTGAAATCTTGGAAGATCGGATTGTTGCCGTTGGTGGCACTCCAATCAACTCTGAGACTATTGATCCTGCCACTCAGACGCGTTATGGATACGTTCAGGCTGTCCTTGTATCAACAGACGAAAAGACCGGCGTCCTGACGCTTCAGAAGCAAGGTTCAGTTGAGTCAACTTCTGATGCAGTCTTCCGTACTCCCTCATCTACTGCACCTCATGTTGGTCGGTTCCTGATGACTGGTACACGGTATTGCTGCTCTTGCCAAGACTTCACTCGTCGTGACTATGCCTACATGATGGGCCTTGGCAAAGGGAACCAGAAGGTCTTCCCACGCACCAGGGCAGCAACCATTAAGCCTGGTCGCTACGAGATCATGACTCTTGGCGGGCAGGTCGATAACAGTGCAATGACCAGTGCCACGGTCAATCGTGGTATGCAGGTGGTTGCACCTGATGCCCAATATAATATTCCTCCTACAGTCACACCAAACTCCTCAGTAGTACCTGGAGCACTACGTGATAATCCGGGTGTGTTTAGGGACTTTGGTAAGCAATACACCAGGAATACGCCTCTTCCTTCCCTAGAGGGAGCAGTGTCAGAAGGCCCGCCAAGCTTTAATGACTATTCGACCAGACGTAATGCAGACGGTTCATACACCATTACTTCTCTCACTGACTTCTGGTCGCCTCTTCTCGATGAGTTGCGTTACTGCAAACACATCTATGCAATGAAATTTACCGAGAAAGTCTTCCCACCAGAACCGTCAGACCTTCCTGTTGACATGGGAAGCATCACAGAGTGGGAGCAGAATCTCGTCGCTCAAGCAGCTAAAGACAATGAGAAAGCAGGTTACAGCCTTGCAGCAAGAGGTTTGTCGATCATGGATGTACCTCCATACAACTGCCAGGCACCAATGATGATGCCAATGATGCAGAAATTGTTTAACACCCCATCAACCTTTGTATTGATGTCAGGCTTTACGATGTTTGATAAGAATGGACAAGCCTATGTTCCAGCACAAGGTGGTACACCGGGGGTCTAATGGCTGAGTTTGGTGAGATTACAGATGGAACATTTGTTCTATCCCCAGAGCAACAAGCTGTTCGGAAATATGGCTTCAGTGAGATCAAAGCCAGTGGGATCCCAACGGTTTATCACGTTGGTGATGTGGTCAACCTACCGTACGCCTCAGGTGAAATCTCGTCCATCGAGGCAATCGGCTTAGCATGGGCAGCTTTCTCTAGCGGCGTAGCACCAGAAACTTAACATAAACTTTATTAATGTATACTTGTATTAAGTCTCACGAGACTTATTAAGCATTCCTTTACCCCTTGCGACCTGGAACCACTGACCGTTATGGTCTGGTTGTCCAGCTCATCTCAGATATGACTCACCAACCGCCTGTGGATCAGCGGATTGTTGACGAGTACTTCCAGCTGATCTCCCATCGCAAAACAAAAGACGTAGCTTGGCTTTACGCCATGGTCGCTACCTATGGTCTCAAGCCTGAAGAACTAGAAGGGTTCACCTGGGCATCAGGCTTTACACTCTGTATCAAAACTCGTAAGCGCCCCGTTTCTCCCCTTCACCCCCAGTGGGCTTTCCTCTTTGAACTCAAAGAAAAACAGCCCCGCGATCTGCGAAGCTGCTGGTCGTCCCTCTGTTCATCCCTCTACAGAGCTATTGCGTACCAGGATGTTCAGATGAACATCACTGATCTGCTCTTAGCTCACGGACTCCGTAAAGCCCATGACAAGCATTTCAAGCAGCAGAAGGCATCTTCCCCTGCTTATGCAGTTGCTTCCTGACTGCGCCAACATGCCAGCGATAGCTGTCACGCGAACGAGTCTCTGGGAAAGCAGCGAAGTGAGGACCCAGCTTTAGGGTGCCATCATCCCGGTACTTGAACAGGGTTTTGCGGTCGATACCAAGGAGATCTTCCGCTTTCTGGACAGAGACCCATCCGTTGGTGGTGGTCATGGCGTGGAAAAACGCTTACTGACGTACCGTAGTGGGTACGAATACCCTGTCAATAGTCTTAAAGAAACTTTTATCTCTATTCTTTCCCGTGAGAAGTATGTGGGGAAATTAGAATAAATTAACGGCAACTAAAGAGTATGTTCAACTGTGAACAGGATCCCGTCGCCCTGCTCATTGAATTAACTCCCAAGTTAGCGAAGAAACGTTATCGACAATCCATATACGAAGCCTGGAACCACTGCTGCGGTTACTGCGGAGAAGAAGCTACTTCCCTTGACCACATCATTCCCAAGTACAGGTCAGGCTCGTCAAACCGAAACAATTTACTCCCGAGCTGCCAGCGCTGCAATTGCAACAAATCCAGCCAGGATCTAGACGTTTGGTATCCGCAGCAAGAGTTTTATTGCCATAATCGGCACGCTAAAATAAAGAATTGGATGGACCAGGAGATGATCGACATCTTCTCCTACTGTCCGATTGACCCGCAACCTCTAGCCAGCTGATGGGCCTCGTCTATAACGTTAAGGATAAAAAGTTTGACGTCTCGTACGAGAAGACCGATTACAAGACTGATCGTAAAACCAATGCGCCAACGTCTGAAACGTACCACATAATCTGGGGTAACGGCGGGTACATTACCTATTTCAGCACCCAGCCCCCCAACGAAGGCAACTTTAAGGACGCTAAAGGAAGTACAAGCGTCACGACTGGCACGTCAGGTAAGGGTGGTGATTTCGTAGATTTGTTGGTTGGCGCTGGTGCAAATAAAGACAGCGCATCAGGTTTTTCTAATAGATTTAACCAGTCGATTACTCGAAATATACAAAATTATGACGCAAATATAAACAACGATAGGCTAAATAAGATTGCTAAGGCCGACAATGCTGAAGGCCAAAGATACAATAATGCCTATAACACAGTATTAAAAACAGCAAGCAATACGCGAGGTGGCGACTACACTGATATGCGCCAATTGGTTAGAAACATCAAGGGCGTAGACAGTAAAACCTTAGCCAATTTAGAGAAAGATTATAAGCGTTTTTACCAAACGGAAAAGCTTCAAACCTGGGATTCAGGCCTTGGGGCGAAACCCCCCTATGGGGATTTTGACGGTAAGTATTACGGTAAGACTTACACAGACGTTTCAGATACGTGGAAAAACGCAGTTGCCAACGACGACATTGACATCACAGAACGATACGTTAATGAGAATGGCTTTTATTTAAACCACTACACAAACCAGGGAAAAGCCGCAGGCAATCGTGGTAACGCACCAGAGAAGACAAGTGCCGCAACAGAATATCTTGAAAAGAAACCAACAGATAAAGACTTGCAAGATGTACGCAATCTGCAGTTAGGCGTTGATACACAGACACAAGCAGAAAGGATTTTAAACATCCCCCAGGTTGCAGAGCAGTGGGATCTGGCTAAACGGAATGATCCCTACTGGAGAAAACTAGGAAAAGAATATTTTCTTGATGTAAATAAACCAGATGAATTTGCTACGTTATTCCGTTTATCTGATAGGCCGGAAGATAAACAAGTCAGCCTTGATTACAACATTAATGCTGGTTACGGTATTACTCAATTAGAAGACGCGTTAAACGAAGCAGTTGGTGAGAAGGCGACTGTTGATGTCAAGAAATTTGGTGCTTTGGCCCAGGATGTTTTAAAAGAAACAATCAATGAGATGAAGCAGGCTAAAGCCAAAGAAGAGATACTGGATCTTTTTAGAGGTTTTAGTGGCTTCAGTGAAATAATGGATATCAACTCACAGCTAAGCAATTCCATCCTTGGCGACACTGGTGTTGGTGGCCTTCTTTCTTTCACCTCTGGAGGCAAAGCAGAAGAATCCCTGGAGAAAAGCTTGCAGGGAATCACGGGCATTGGAAATAACGCTACATACAACTGGCAGCAATGGTTTGATACTGAATTAAAGAAACGTTATGAAGAAGATTTAGAGCTTGGTTATACCACTGCAGAGGCAGAAGATAAAATCAAAATTGAAGCTGACTTTGCACGTCAATTTGTAGATGATTATTTGATTCCTCGTTTTGATACTTCTCGTTCCATGGATGAATTTGTTGAGTATCTTGATATCAGGCAAGAAGAGCAAAACCCGTTCCAAAGTCAAGACATGGTGAACGCTGTCAACCTTGTTGCTGATTTACGTGCCCAGCGTTATTTGGATGATATTAAAACTAAGTCTGATCGGTATTTTGATTCTGAGTTTTATTTTAATCCTGTCGGAGATAAAGCTAGAGAAACTGCTTATGCTGATCAAGCAAAAACTGTTGCAGAGGACTGGGAAGCAGCAAAGGCTGGCGATGAATACTGGGCTCAGCAAGCGTATCGTTTTGCAGTTAATGTCAACGATAAAGATGCATTTGCTCGAATGCATTTCCAAATTAAAGGACAAGGTAGAGGTTATGACGCTGCAGAAGATATTCTGAACGCTGGCAAAGTTCAAGATGAGATCTACAACAATATTCTGCCTGCGCTTAAAGAAGAAGCACTTAAACAAGGTTCTGTCTTTGGTCAGTTCATCACACCAGAAGAATTTGCTGATGAGATGCTTAAGGGCCTCGATCCAAACGACAAGTCAACCTGGGACGAAGTTCTCCAGCGTTATGGTTTGACTGATTTCAAAGGAACTGTTGAAGAACTGAAAGAATATATTGTCGAAACACTGCGTACTGGTTCTGCTCAGAAGATCCGAGAAGAAATTAAATTCCTTAATGAAAAACGCCAGCGTCCTACACAGGAAGTTCTTGGTCTTACCTACATCGAAAGACCAGAAGACTATAAAGATGAACAAGCCAAAGGTGATACTAAGCTTTACAAAGTATTTCAATCAGCTGGTTATCAAGGAACAGAAGACGAGTTTTACGAAAAATTCTTCCCTGATTTAGAACGCAGTGAACAAACTCTTCTTACTAAAGCAGGCAGTAACGATGCACTTGAGTCTTATGGCCTTGATTTAAATGACCCATTCGCATCTCTTGGTACTATTGAAAGTTTCTTTGATGACACTCCTATTACCGATGAAGGAACAACTAAAGAATCGAGTTTCTTCAGCGTAGGATTAGATGATGAAGACGAGGATTACAAGTCTAAATCCGGCGAAAAAATCCTTGGTGAATTTACTTCGATGTTTAAAGGGCTCTAATGTCTGAGAAACATAAGAAAGCTGCTAAAGCGGCAAAGTCATATAAGAAAGGTCAAGAGCTAAAAGAAAGCCTGACTCCTAACAAGCCAGTGCGTACTCCTGGTCATCCCACCAAGAGTCATGTGGTCCTTGCCAAGGAAGGAGACAAGGAGAAAGTCATTCGTTTTGGGCAGCAAGGCGTAGAAGGTGCAGGCAAAAATCCCAAGACTGAAAAAGATAAAGCACGCAAGAAGTCATATTACGCTCGTCATAATGCACAAGATCCGAGTCCCGACAAATTCTCTGCACGATACTGGAGCCATAAGACGAAGTGGATGATTTTAAGTGGTGTATTAGGGGCTGATGCGATTATGCAATGCCTTCATCATGCTGGAATCATGTTGACGTAAATAGGCGTGCCAGACGCACTGTTTCTTGTTAGATCGACAAAGTTACGCACTTAAATCATGCGCAAAGGTTCCACTACTTTCCAATCAGGTCCTCCGAAAAAAACGAAGCAGGGCCAGGGGAAGCACTCAAAACCAAATCACGGAAGAAAAAAAACTCGAGGTCAGGGTAAATAATTGTGTATGATTGGGGATAATAATAGTTATCCTCATGTCTGATTTTTCGCATGCCGTTAACTTGATTAGTAAGTACGAAGGCTATAGCGAAAAAGCATACCCAGACCCAGACTCAGGTGGAGAACCCTACACCATTGGTTACGGAACTCAGTTTTATCCTGATGGAACTCCTGTAAAGCAGGGACAGCGTTGCAGTAAGCAGAGAGCACTCGAATATCTTTTCCACGAAGTTCAAATTATTGATACCCAGCTCGCCAAGTTAAACCTTGGGCTTGATGATCATATGCGTCAAGCTTTGATCTCGTTTATCCACTCGATTGGCTGGGAACCTTTCTTTTACAGCTCTATCGTCGACCTTATTGAAATTGAAGACTTCTGCTCAGTAACCAAAGAAATCTCCAACTGGATCTTCGATGCAGACCACAAGGTGATCGGTGGTCTTCTGGATCGGAGACGAGAAGAAGTCAACTTATTCCTCTATGAAGTTGATGCCAATCCCTGGGCCTCCACTGAGATCTTGCTTGCTGCATTCCGTAATTATGCAGATGCGCCCCACGAAGTAAGGGCAATTCGAGAACTGGAAGCTAACATCAGTCCTTACATCCTTTCCAAGTTTGCCAACGATTTTTGTGTGGTGAACAATCCTTGGGATGACTTCAGCCAGGAGGAGTTGGACTCTATCTTTAATACTTGGTCTTAGAATAAAAAGAACAAAGACCAGGAAGTGTCATGGATCGATCAGTCGAACCGCGGGAATTCCAACTTCCATTGGAATTGCAGTTCTCAATGCGCAAAGCAGAACTTGCAGCGCAAGAGATGACGTGGGAAGAGCTGTACGCCGCACTTCTTAACCTCTACCACCAGCGACTGATGGAGTGGTACGCCGTCAAAACTCTGATGGCAGAAGAGGAAGTTGATATTGACTTCGACATCCCCACCGACCTGGAGTTGGCAGAACTCGCTGCCGCCTGTGTGATGTCAGGCGACGACGAAGAGGATGAAGGTGAAGTTCTTCCTTTCTAGCTGCTCTGCGTTTCGTCTAATTGAATAAGTCTATCGAGATACCACTGTGCCTTCTTCAGTGATTCTGTCCCGCCTTTATGCCTCTCACGCCAAATATACTTCTGGATGTTTCCTTTCAGAAATCCCCGATACTCCTCGTTGGTTAGGGCTGACTCGATTGCTTCAATACATTCGACACATCCTCCGTCCGTATAGTGCGGAGGATGAGAGACCATATCCGGAGTAATGACCGGGGGCTCTTCTTTTGTTGCCCAGGGAACAGGGCACACACCGCCAGGGCATTCACTGACAGGTTCAAAAAAATCTCTTGGCATCTTTAAAAGTTGTTAAAATAAAAGGGTAGCAGAGTTGGCGCTCTCTACCCACGGCAACCAGACTAATTGGTCACATGATGCATTAACAGCAAAAAGACGTGCCCAGAAGAAACAAGCAATACCCCTTGGGTAAACATGAAAGCTGTCGCTGAAATTTATAAGCAAGCTTCTGCTCTCACAAAGAAAACAGGCGTCTTGCATTGCGTTGATCATATTTATCCACTGCAAAGCAAGTACATGTGTGGTTTACATGTAGAAACAAATTTACAGATTTTAACTAAACCTGTAAATTCTATCAAAGGAAACCGCGCTTGGCCCGGCCAGCTCGACTGCCAAAAGGATTAACGCACCATACCCCGGCGCTTGGCAGACAACATCAGCTCATCTTCATCTGGTTCACCAAGTTCCAGAAGTAACGTTTTGGGTTTGGGGCTTGCACCCATCTCAAGACCTTCCTCAGCACTTGGGATGTAACCAGTCAGGCCAGGACGTTTTTCACCACCTTCTAATGCAAGATTAGTGCGCTCAAGGCCTTGCTCAGTTGCTACTAAACCGCGATTAAAATGGTCATACAGCGGAACATCGTTTTCTTCATTGGCAAGAGGTTGACCAAAATCTTCTTCAAAATTAAGGCAACGGCACTTCACTTCGTCTTGCACGAAGCTATCTAAAAAGCCAGCAGCACCGTGGTACATGATATTTAAGGCTTGATTTATTCCTCTTACAATAATACTATGGCAAATTTGTTTAGTCCTGAAGAAGATCCTCGGCGCTTACCTGGTACATCAGGTGCTGAGCTTACGGATCTAAATCCGGAGCAGGCTTACGACACCGACTTACGTCGCGTTGCAGAAGAAGATCGCTCTGCTACTGAATCGGTAAACGACCGGCAAGGACGTGTTGCCAAATTCATGCGAGCAGCAAAATCAGCTGGTGCCTACAGACAGCGTGCTGGTATCGATGAACCGACAATTCGTGGAAGAACTCCGCGTAACCCAGCAACAATCGATGGTACTGAACTTCCCAGCATGGGAGATACCATTGGGCGAGTAGGAAGCACTAATTACGCGGATAAACCTCTTCCCAGGTCTGGCACTTTTTACGGCTTTAGTTAAACTTGCGAGAAGACAATTTCAGCCGGTTGATCCTGATACTTGCCTTTCCGATCCTGGTAGCTGGTAATGCAAGGAGCACCACGATAGAAGAGGAGTTGAGTTATCCCTTCATTTGCGTAGATGCGATTGAAGAGACCAGTGCAGTTACTAATTTCCAGGGTCAAGTACCCTTCCCACCCGCTTTCAGCTGGCGTGATGTTGACCAAAATGCCGGAGCGTGCATACGTCGATTTACCCACAGCAACGACAGTAACGTCCCGTGGGAGCTTTAGACGTTCTTGTGCAACGCCAAGACAATAACCGTACGGAGGCAACAGGAAGTATTGACCCCGCTCATCTTCCAGAAGATCAGTTGGCTTCAGGATGTCAGGATCAAAATTCTTTGGATCACAGTCACCAGCTTGCACTTTGCCAAAGATCAGGCATTGCTTAGGTGACAAACGGATGTCATAACCGTAGGAACTAAGGCCGTAGCTGAGAAGTTTGCGATCATTTTCCGTGCTGACCAGGTGGTCAACGAACGGTTCAATCATTTGATTTTTTTCTGCCAGTTTCTTAATTTCCCAGTCGGCTAAGACGCTCATAACCTTGATCAATCGCTCATAAGTATAGGGAATTCAGCAAAGAATACGTCCTTTTTCTGAGTAGATATCCAGGAATCTTTCGACTGCTTCTGCAGAGGAATCCATTGGTGGCAAATAAACCAAAAGCGAAGTACAGGTCTTATGTTTGTCAATGCCTGTGCTGGTATGTTTCAGCAAAATAGGGGCAGTTTTTAAGACACAAATTGGAAAATCAAAGATCTTCTGCTCGTATCGGATCATGTCCGGGCAGTTAGAAAAGAAAAGACCCTCCTTTACCTCTCGTGCCATCCAGCTTCTGTACAATTTTCGGAACCAAACAGCATGAGAAGACACCAAAGTTGGAGACGATGAGCGTGTCATCTTCCAACGGTCGTTCTTTTTATCCCAAAAGTACGCACCACTGGGCGGAAACAGGTAAACACTTCCGTACCACTGCTGGCAATTCAAGCCATCATCCGATGGCGTGTAATATTCCTTGGCTTCAACGTACTCATTAGCAACCTTGGAGCTTGCAACATCCAAATCAATGCCTTGCAACAGTCCATGAGCGGATGCCACAAGGTCATAATTGGTGATTAACTCCCGATCTTCGACGTGAGCACGAATATTCGGGAGGCCCATCAGCTGTCAGTCACTTTGTTATAGTCCACTTCACAGTAGCGCATGCCCTGCTTGTCATTAATCAAGTAACCAGCCTTTTCCTGGGGGTCAATCTTCTGTGCAGCCTGGAGAATACGACGTAAAGTCTCTGCCATGTCGCCGTCATTGTCCCGTTCGCACTCCTCTTGAGCTGCGTTGATCTCCTTGAGAGTCAAGAAGAACATAGAGCGGGACATATTTTCAGGCTGGAACACCATCACGCCGGGACCTTCGTGCTCCCACATCTGGCAATAGTGCTTACCCATGTCGCCAAGGATCAAACGCACCGTTGCGTCCAACATCTTTGCTTTGGTTTCGTCCAGCTCAGAACCGATGACCGATGCGATGAGTTTTTCCCGACGATTCATTGTTTTAAAAGCCCTTGCCGCGCTAACGATTCAATTAGTTTATCGGTTGGTTGATATAAAACGACCATTTTCCCCAAAACTCCCCGTCGTTTAACCAGTTTTCCGTCTGCATCCCGAACTTTGTCGAGTTCGCCAGAACGAATAAGGTACTCGGCAACGCAACGCAACCGTCTTTTTAGGGGTAATTCCGCTTGTGGAAATTTGCCGCATATGGTATCTGCCTGCATATCCTGGAAGGCAAGCCTGAGTCTGTTGGCTAGCGTCATTCCAGAGTTTGCGTCCTCTTCTTCGTAATTTTTTAAGTTTTTCAGGTACCGTTGTAGGCACCCATCATCAAAGGATCCTTCGGGGGGAATGAACATTTCCAACTGCCAAGAAATTGACACCGGAAGCAACTCTCGATAATTCTCGAGTGTTACATCTTCAATCTCGAAGCCTTTGAAGCGATGGGCCATGTTTACAACGCATCAAAAGACTTTGTTTCATACATGTTTGATTTGGGTTTGCGGTAGTCAGCCAAGGTGAGATCAGGGTTTCTGGCAAAGGAGCGCACCAGATTGTTCCAGGGAATCCGAATAACAGCCTTCTTACTGGGATTTGGAGAAGCATTGACGTAATGAATGCCTTCCACCCAACCTTTCTCAGGTGTTTTGCGGCCAATTGCCATCCAGTTCCGTAGCGTCTGATCGGAAACGCTCAGTCTCCTGGCGCACTCTTCCGTTGAGATGTATTCGTCGGCATACGCTTCAGGGTTGAGAACGTCCGTTTCACCACTTTCGTAACGGCTATGCCACATGGAAGAAAGTACGTTCTTAATTCCACGGAGTTCTGATGCAATATCTTCTAAACCCTTTCGAATTCCGTAGGCCATAACGACAATTCTTTTGGTTAGATGCTAACGTGTGGGAAAAGGTCTTTGCAACAATGGAAGAGCAGGTTCCCCCCAGTCAATCTCCTGCAATGGCACAGATTACGCCTGAACAACTAAAAGCAATGAAGGCGCGTGCCAGAGAGCTTGCACTGCAACAAACAATTGCACAGCAAGCGGCTGCACCTAGAGAGCAACCTCAAGTTGTTTATGTCCGTCGCAACTTAACCGTTGCAGAAATCCTGGTTGTGTTAGCAATTTCTTGTGGAATTGTAACAGGAATTCAAGGCGCATGGCATATTGCAACCAATGTTTTGCCTCGAATTGAAATTAAGGTTCGCTAGACAAACAGTTTTATAATTAAAGGTAAGGATATGGCGTAAATGTAGGTGGCAAATCGCAGAATCAGCGAATTCCCTGCGATTAGCGGGATTGATATTAACGAGCAGGATCTGTTGACGCTTATCCACGTCTTTGAGGTGGACCCGGCGCTTCGTAATAAGAAGATTACCTTTACGGAGTTTAGAAATTATTTAGATCAATATTACGTAAATATTACAGGTGAGATCATTGCTGGTGACATCACCATCACCGGCAACCTCACCGTTAGTGGTGCAACCTCTCTAAATACTGTTACCAGTACTGGCCTCGCCACCTTCAGTGGTGTTGTTGTTCAAAACAACCTGACCACCACTGGAACCATCAGTGGCACTGTCATCACTGGTGACACGGCAGGCTTTACGACAGTTACCGGTACAACCATTACCGGAACCACAATTCTTGCTACCAGTGTAACTGGTGTCAGTGGAGTTTTTACTGATCAAGTCAGTGGAGCAACCGTTACCGGTATTAATTCTAACTTCACTACCGGTACGTTCCAAACACTGATTGCAGGTAGTCACACCACCACGGGTGATCACACCGTCAGTGGAAATCTCAGGGTTAGTGGCTCTGGTTTCTTTGCTTCTGGCATCAGTGTTACCGGTACCGTCAGCGGCCAGACGATTACTGGTACTGCGGTTCAAGCAACCAACATCACCGGTATAACCGTTGTTGGCACCACCACCGTCTCTGGTGCAACCGTTACAGGAAACTTTGTTAAAGCAACGACTGTCACTGGAATCAGCGGTGTCTTTACGACTCAGCTCTCTGGAGCCACCATTACCGGTAATTCGATTCAGGGCAGTGTTATCACTGGTAATACTGCTGGTTTCACCACAGTTACCGGAGCGACCACCACTGGTACGACTGCAAACTTTGCAACACTTTCTGGAACCGTCGTTACTGGCAACACCGTTCGAGCATCCACAATTACTGGCTTAAGCGGGGTCTTTACCTCCCAGCTTTCTGGCGCAACCATCACAGGTGATACGGTCAAGGTTTCTACCATCACTGGTGTAAGCGGCGTCTTTACCACTAATCTGTCCGGCGCAACGGTCACCGGTACTAACTCCAACTTCACCACAGGTACGTTCAAAACACTGATTGCAGGAAGTCACACCACTACTGGTAATCACACAGTCTCTGGAAACCTTTTTGTAAGCGGCTCTGGTTTCTTTGCTTCTGGAATTAGTGTTACTGGTACCGTCAGCGGTCAAACCATTACGGGCACTAATGTCCAAGCAACCAATATTACAGGCGTAACCGTCATTGGTACGACTAGTGTTTCCGGCGCAACCGTCACTGGTGATACTGGTCGTTTCACTCAAATTACAGGAAATACAGCCACATTTAACTCCACACTGTCTGGTGTAACAATCACTGGGACAACGGCTAATTTCACCAGTGGTAACTTTATTGATCTGTTTGCAGTCAACCAGACCTTTGGTGGAGACTTAACCTTCTCTGGTAACACCCTTACTAAAGGTAATGGAACCTTTGAGTCTGGTGTAACAGTTACTGGCACACTCAGTGGCACCACAATTACCGGTACTAATGTTCAAGCGACCAACATTACTGGTGTAACCGTTGTTGGCACCACGACAGTCTCTGGTGCAACGATTACCGGCAACACGGCTAAATTTACTAATATCACTGGCGGCAAACTTGAAGTAACAACTCCCTCTGGTGCAACACCAGCTATTGTTTGCTCCGGTGTTGTTTCTGGTGATGCAACCGGTTTTAGGATCAAGGGTCCCTTAATTATCTTGTAAGATATGGGGCCATGCAGTATTTAGATGCAAGCAAAGCCGCTTCCTCCCTTGAATTTGGTTGAGCAGTATTTAAGACTAGATTCAACAAGCCCTAGCGGATTACGTTGGATTAAGCGTCCTTCACCTGCTGCAGACAAGGGAGATATTGCTGGATATTTGCACCAAAACTCGGGTCGGTGGGTGGTAAAATTCAAATCAAAACTCTATCTTGCTTACCGTATTGTTTTTTATTTAAAAAACAGAAAAGATCCAGGGGGCCTTCAGATTGATCATATTAACGGAGATTCGAGTAATAATCACGTTAGAAACTTAAGACTTGCCACGCCACAGCAAAATTGCGCGGCACGCATAAAAACAAGAAAAAAAAATGGACAAAAACCATCAAAATATAGAGGCGTCAAATGGGATTCAGCGCGGAAAAAGTGGAAAGCATACATTACCTATAAGTTGAAAAGGATTGAGCTGGGACGTTTTGAAACAGAAGAAGAAGCCGCAATGGCTTATGACAAAGCAAGCAAAAAATTGAATGGCGAGTTTGCTTTTCTTAATTTACCGTCAACGTAATTTTTTCAGTTAAAATAAAGAAAAAGTATTAAAAACATGGCCTACGGTGAATTAAAGGTTGATTCAATTACTTTCACTGATGGTGGCAGTGATACCACTGTTTCGGTTTCTGGTTTAGTTCAAAATCCAACTTTTAGTGGTGACATTACTGTTACCGGAACCATTTCTGGTGATGTCATCCAGGGGGGCACACTTGTTTCCGGAGCAACCGTAAGTGGCACTGCTGGTGAATTTGGCACAATTACAGGTAACACTGCAGGATTTACTACCGTTACAGGAACTACCGTCACTGGCACCACGGCAAACTTTGTAACTGTTTCTGGTACGACCGTAACTGGTAATGCGGCGCAGTTTACAACACTGACAGGTGGCACTGCAGGATTTACCACGGTAACAGGAACCACTATTACTGGTGGAACTGGTCAATTCACATCTATTACAGGTGGTACGGCTGGATTTACTACCGTTACAGGAACCACTGTTACTGGTACCACGGCAAACTTTGCCACTCTATCTGGCACTACGGTTACCGGTGGAACGGGACAATTTACATCACTAACAAGTACAACTGCAACTATTACGTCAGGTGTGTTTGCCTCTGGTACTGCGGCAGCACCTTCTATTTCTGTTGGCACCACAGACAACGGTATTTATTCGCCCGGCACAGATCAAGTAGCGGTAGCAACTAATGGGACGGGGAGGTTGTTTGTTGATGCGAGTGGGAATGTTGGGGTTGGGAACGACTCCCCCGGAGGGCAATTACACGTTGGGGATTCATTAAGTTTCTACGACTCAGGTGCCAACACTGTTATTGCTGATAACGGCACCCATCAGCGCCTCGTATTGGCGGCAGGAAGTACGTTCGTAACTGATATTCAATTTAGGAGGACTACAGACACGGCAAACAAGGGAATTGTTCGGTATGACGCAAGCGATAATATGCGTTTATACACCGACGGCAGCGAACGCCTGCGTATCACGTCCGATGGCAAAGTAGGCATAGGGACTAGTTCGCCGAGCTTTTTGTTGCATCTTGACGGTGGAAATATGCACCGCACCCGCAGTGCGACGGGAACTTTAGCTACACCTCAAGAAGATGCTCTTGTTACTTACGGCAACGCATCAACTGCTTATGGCGGTATCTATGCGCTTAATAGTTATGCAACTGACTCTAGCACTCAATTAGCTTTTAAAATTACTGACGGGTCTTCTAACACGACTGAAGCACTACGCATCGATTACTCAGGCCGAGTAGGTATAGGAACTAGTTCGCCCGACGCAGCATTAGATGTAAGAAAAGATGGAACAGGTCAAAATCTGCAAATTTGGCGATCTGATTTAGGTACTTACGACAGAAATATAATACTTGAAAGCCCGGCTTCAGACTCTGCAACAGAGCCTTTTAGTTTTTCAACAGGCAATTCACTTGCAGTCAAAATTGACGGCAGCGAAAAAGTCAGGATCGGCAGCTCAGGCAACGTAGGGATTGGGACTAGTTCGCCAAATGCGCCCCTCTCAGTTATTGGCACAACTGACCAAACTTTTACAAACAACCCATACAACGTTGAGATTTCCGATGATCGAAGCTATGCGGCTGGGGTGGGAGGTGGAATCTCCTTTAGGGCTAAGTATAACGCTGCGGGAGCATACTCAAACATCGGATTTATTTCTGGCATCAAAGAAAATGGCACCGATGGCAGCTACGCAGGCGCACTTGTTTTGGGTACGCGCACTGGAGGTTCTGGCGGTGGCTCGATGGAGCGTGTCCGTATAGATTCCTCAGGGCGTGTAGGGATTGGCACTACGAGCCCTCAAGTTCCACTTGAAGTGTATCGTGGCCCCACGGAAGGCGATATCTTAAGACTCTCTGGCAGCACAGATGGTAATGTTCGATTTCTAACGTTTTCAACTGAAACAGCAGGCAGTTTTTCGGGTGCATTGCATAGAGCTACAATAGATTCAAATTTTGGTACGTTTGCATTTTCAAATCTCAGTGGAGAACGCGCCCGCATCGACTCCAGCGGCAGGCTCTTAGTTGGTACGTCTACTGCGCGTGGTGGTTTTGATAACAACAGTAGTGTTTCTGCCAACCTTCAAGTTGAAGGAGCTGGTACAGCAGCAGGTGGTACAAGGACAGCACTTGCCGTAATCAATAACGGAAGCGCGGACGCTGACAGTGCCGGACTTTATTTGGCACGATCTGGTGGTACTGCTGTTGGAAGTTTTACTGCTGTTACTGCAGACGACATTCTTGGGCGGATTACGTTCAGTGGAGCGGATGGGACCGAGTTTGTCCCTGGCGCGTCCATTGAAGCAGTCATTGATGCAACCCCTGGCGCTAATGACATGCCAGGCCGCCTAGTGTTCTCCACTACTGCGGATGGGGCGAGTTCTCCGACGGAGCGGATGAGGATTGATAGCGCGGGTATTGTAACTATTGGGCAGAGTGCGACAACTCAGCCGGGCAACGGAAACACAACTGTAGGACTTTCGCTTAGCCCCAGTGGAACTATATTTGTATCTCGCTTCGATACCATTGCTGCCTTATTTAATGTAAATGCAGATGTAGCGCTTGTTTCGTTGCGCCGATCAGGTCTTCAAGTCGGCACCATCTCCGTCACCACCACAGCCACCGCCTACAACACCTCCTCCGACTACCGCCTCAAGGAAAACATCACTCCAGTATCTGACGGCATCACCCGGCTGCAGCAACTGAAGCCCAGCCGCTTCAACTTCATCGCGGATCCCACCAAGACGGTTGACGGCTTCCTTGCTCACGAGGTGCAGGACATTGTTCCTGAAGCCATCACTGGTGAGAAAGATGCGGTGGACGACGAGGGCAATCCTCAGTACCAAGGTATCGACCAATCCAAGCTGGTGCCGCTGCTGACGGCTGCGCTGCAGGAAGCTATCGGACGTATTGAAACTCTGGAAGGCATGGTTGCCGTTAACAACATCACAATTGATGAACAGCAACATCAACTCTCTACCTTGGCAGCCCGCTTGACTGCCCTTGAAAGCGCGTAGTCCCCTTCACTAAAATGTTTAAACCAACAGAGCATAAAGTAAAAGAATGGGTTCGTGATTCGAATCACAATGAGCCGATGTTTTATCAGGTTGCTTGTGCAGCTGCTGAGTGGGGTTACCGACAACGTTGTCTTGAACAACTCAGTGAGTTAGGGCGGGAGATGGAAGCTTCTGAATCCCAGTAGTCTTTGACGTTACTGGGGCTGAGTTGACTTGAGTAAGGATCTGCTGTAGTGTGAGTCACTACAAAGCTTTAAAACCTGGTACAATAAAAGAAAATTTCTACTAATCAAATGGCCACCACATTTTCCTGGCGTATTGCCAACATGGAGAGGGAGACCGCTGACGGTTTTGTGTTTACCGTGCACTATACCGTTAATGCAGAAGACGGTACTTACTCTGCAGGAGCCTACGGATCTCTGGGCCTGGAGCGTCCTGACAACTTGATTCCTTTTGATCAACTCACTGAAGAAACTGTGGTTGGTTGGGTAAAAGAAAAGTTTGGTGCTGAGAAAGTTGCTGAAATTGAGGCCGCACTTCAAGCACAGCTTGATGAAAAACATGCACCTTCAAAAGCTGCTGGTGTGCCCTGGTTCAATTGAGCTATAGTTTAGGTAACACAGCCGTTACTTAAAATGACTATTAAATTAACCGATGCGGCAAAGTACTACAAGGAACTGCCGCATCAACTTGCTGCCTGGAATTATTTACAAGAGCAACTGACAAAAGAACAGCTTGATGAGTTCGCTGAACTTTATCGCTCTACTGTAGATCCCAAACCTGTATATCAAAATACATGGAATGGGATCCGGCAAGCGGCATCAGATTCTGGTGCCAAATTCCCTGAAGTTGTTGCAGCGCAGTGGGCACTTGAATCTGGATGGGGTAAGCATACCTCAGGTAAACACAACTACTTTGGCTTGAAAGGTAAAGGTGGCACTGTTGTCGATACTCAGGAATATATCGATGGACAATGGGTCACCATCAAAGATGGGTTTATTAATTTCCCAGACATTTATTCTTGTGTCCAGTACCTAGTTAATCGTTGGTATAAAGATTTTGATGGGCACCAAGGAGTTAACCGTGCTGCCAACCGTAATGAGTGTGCCAAACTTCTTGTAAAGGAAGGCTACGCAACAGATCCTGATTATGCAGATAAGTTGATGCAAATTATGGATCGTGAATGCAAAACCAATCCCCCTGGTGGAAAAGTATTAGACGTTCCGTATTTCTATCAGCTTGATAACCAAAGTGGATATGGCTATCGAGAATGTTTCTCATCTAGCTGTGCAATGATCGCCGCCTACTACGGCATGGTTGATACAGATGATGAGTACAATAAAGTCCGTGCAAAATTTGGTGACAGCACAGAAGCAACAGCTCAAATCAAAGCTTTACAACATCTGGGACTAACAGCGTGGTTTGGTACCAAGGGGAATACTGAATTTCTTGAAAATCAAATCAAAGAGTGTCATCCTGTTGCAGTTGGTTGGTTGCATTACGGATCTGCTAGTGCACCAAAAGGCGGGGGGCACTGGACATGCTGCATTGGATTTGATAAAGATCACATCATCATGAATGATCCTTACGGTGAAGCTGACCTTGTTAATGGTGGTTACGTTTCTACTGAAGCAAAGCGTGGTGTTGGTGTAAAATACAGCCGCAAGAATTGGTTACGCCGTTGGGAAGTAGAAGGCAAATCAACTGGGTGGTACCTAGCCGTCAAACAATGAAAGTAAATAAAAACCCCGATATTAAAGTAAATGTTTGCTATGAATTGAAAGACGAAAGGAAATGCCTCACCCTGTCAAAGGATGAGGCTTATGCCTTACGTAAAGCAATCGAAGGACAGAATGGTTGTGTTTGGTGGTACCAGCCTGTTAACTGATCACTTTTGCTTAGCTTTACCAACAGCCAGAGCAAAAAACTCAATTACTTTGTAAATTTTGCCAAGGATGTTATCGTCTTTGGGAGTGGGGGTAGCAGCAACAACGATTGATGCAGCAGCGTGGAGCGCTAAAGCGAACTCGATAATTTCGTTAAATTTGTCCATGGGTAACCTGTGGGCTTACCTTTATTCTATAATCACCTATCAAATTCTTCATCATGAGGAACGAAGGGTTTATACTTATTTTTTTTCTGTTTCTGTTTCCCAGAAATATTCTTCACTTTCTCCTAACCTTCCCCATTTTGCATTGGGGTACTCCACGTTAAAGTATCGAGTGGAGACAAGGAAGTCGGGAGTTTTGGTCGTTTCGGGCGACAGAGAAGGATCAATAATACGGCATCGGTTGTTTGGATACGCCGCATACTGACCGTTTTGCAGCTCAATAATGTTGAAGGATTTGTGTTCGTCAGGGACCTCTGAGAAGGTAAGGTCTGTGCTGTCACGGTTGCTGTTGTAGCTATCAATAGTGAAGAGATAGTTACCAGACACACAGCCATGTGTCTTGGTACGTACCTCCCAGCCCATTGTGTAGGTAAGATTTTTTTCCAGTAACGTAATATCATAACTAAAACAATTCCAGAATTGTAGTTCCTCTAAAGGTAAATCAGGTTCAGGATTTTGTGGTTTTTTAGGAGAATCCGAATCCCATGCTAGAAAAGCTGAGATTGGTAATTTGTCATAT